CGTAAGCACCGGCACCGCAGTGCTTCGGCAATTCCAGTGACGAGGAGGCTGCGGACCGCTGCCAATTGGGAATGTTTTCCCGGATAGAGAGGCGCAGGTAATGGTGGTCCTTCCGTCAAGGGTTGACAAAAATTGCCACTCTTGAACAACATCCGAGTTTGCCTCGAACACCGCCTGGCGGGCATAGTTGGCGGTATGGTTGACTGCGGTACGCACCAAAGCCTCAGCGCCTCTCCGGTCGATCTCCAGCAAACCATCAGCGTAGCCATTGGTGCGCGTGCCACGCAGCCGACGAACCATTTGACTGATCGTCTCGCCTTCAACGAACCCCATGCGGATTGCATCGCGGATTCGAGCGGCGCGTGCAGCCTCGATACCGGTCAGCGCTTCTGACAACAGCTTGCCCTGGAAGGGCCTGGCCATCGCCGCGGCGTAGACCTGATTGGCCGATATGGCGTTCAGCGCCAATTGCTCTGCTAGCTGTGCAGGCAACACGCTCTGCAGCGCCCTGTGCTGATAGCTGGCCTCATAACCGGCGAGCTGCAGCAGCTCCTCGTCCAGTTCGAAGCCAATCTGGCGGTAGGCCTGGGCGTTGAGCCGCTGAACGTTAGATAGCAGAGAATCCAGCCGCTGCACCGTGAACGACTCCGGCGTCATCGACTCCAGCGCCACGAGCAGCTGCGCGAATAGATCATCGTCCACCCTATTCAGGAGGCCGATCATTCGCCGCACAACGCCATTGCTGTAGCGCGTCAGGTCGATGGCGTGGGCAATGGCGAGATCCGCCAGCCGCTCGTTTGCCGTTGCCATCACATCGCTCCGAGGCCTGGCCCTTGCTGTTCGATTTTCTCGAGCTCGTCGGCCCAGCTGTATTCATCACTGATCACGCCACGGCGCTGCATCTCAGCGAATAGCGTTTCATCCGAGAGCTTGCCAGCCGACGCCATGTTGAGCAGCAACGGCACCGATACTTCCGGCGCCCAATCCTGATCGAAGTTGCCGCGCATCTCGACCATGCCGCCATCTGGCAGCGCCAGGTAGTCGGCCATCACCTGCAGCATCTGTGCGAGGGCATCAGCGAACTGGTTGGCCATACGAGCCAGCGGGGACAGCTCTTGTGCCGCCTCCTCGTTCGCCTGGGTCGCCGTCTTGGTCTGCTGCTTCTCTTTCTGCAGCAGCTTGGCGCCGGCCATCCGCATTTCTTCGATCAGGTCTTGCAGCGACTCACGGCCAGCAGTGATAGCTGCCCCGGTGTGCTCGACGTACTTCGCATCGCCGTCTTTCGGCATCCGCGTCGCGCTGCCGGAACTGATGACCAGCTTGAATTGCTCGTCGTCAGTGAACATGAACAGCAGCGGGACGCGGGCAACGTGCAAGAGATTGTCCTGATCGCTCTGGGACTGCCAGTGCTTGACGTTGAGGTGAGCCAGCTCGAGCAGCGGCGGCTTTGCCGTCAGGAAGCCCGTGCGTCCGGTGTAGAACGAGACAAGCGGCACGTAGCCGAGGCTGGTAGCGCCTTCGTCGTGCCGCACCCATGCACCGCCATTGTCGGCCTTGCGATAGGTTCGCCAGACACCAGGCTCAAGGACTCGCACCTGGGCGACCGACTTAACGCCGAACTCGCCGTCAGCTTCCTCGATCGACTCCATGTAGCGGAACTGAGCAAGCTTTCCGCCTTCGACACGCCAACCAAGCACCTGCTCGGGGCGGATCAGCACGGCATATGGGCGAACCCCTGCAGCGATCTCGTCTGCGCGAGTGCGGAGACCTTCAGCGCGCGGGTACTCAACCAGCACATGACAGAGGCCATAGCTCAGCGCGTGGCGGAACAGGTCAACCGACCAGCTGTTCAGGTCATTACCGGCAAGATCGATGTCCTTGCACAGCTCAACCAGGCGCTCCGGCACGTCGTCGCCCAACTGCAGCGGCTCAGCGAACACCCGAGAGGTCATGTTGTTGACCGTCTCAGCGTAGGCCGGCAGCAGCGTAGAGAGGCGCAGGCGCTCCTTGTAGGTATCGTCCTCTTCGGCCGGGTACTGAGGCAGTAGAGAACGCCCAGCGGCCCGCATAGCCTTCGTGCCACCCATCAGAGGCGCAACGATAGCCCAATCCTCGCGCATGGCGTCCACGGCGGGGATTGTTTGGCTTGGGTCGTTGCTCATGGTCACATCCTTAGAGGCTTGGAGCTGGATACTTGGGCGTTGATCGGGTAACGCTTGACGATGAAGTAGCCTGCGGCGTCGTTCATGTGGTCGTGACCCTTCTTCGGGTCTTTGTCCGGCTCGCCCTTGTCGGTGTAGGTCTGCCGCTCAAGGCACTGCGTCAGCTTCGGGCACTGGTCGATGTTGACCTTCAGCCGGCGCTCGCCGTATGTGTTCAGGAACATGGCGTTCAGCGAGTTAACGCGATCCTTGACGCTGGGGTTGGTCGAGTTCACCACGACGGTGAAGCCGGCCTTCTTCAGCAGCGACAGGTCGGATTCGCTGGCGTTCTTGCTGCTGGTGTTCTGGCCGCTGGCGTCCGGATAGACGGCGATGTCGTGACCCTGGAACCTGGCCTGTATCTTCTCGATCATCTCCGGCGTGTCGCGCACGTCGTGGAACTCATCAAGCGCCAGAGGAAGCCCATCGCGGACCACGAACACCACGGCGGACATCTTCATCACGTTGAAGTCCATGCCGATATGGAGCGCTTCGGCCGGCTTGATGCGCTCAGTGGTCGAGCACTCGCGCCGGTCGAAGGTGTAGTAGACGACGCCCGAGTAGTTCTCGAAGCTAGCGTCGTACTCCTGCCGGAACGTCCGGGGATCCATGGTGCGGCGCGCCGCTTCCAGTTCCTCGGCCGGGACGTTGCCACCAGCGAGCGACGAATACTGCCAGCTCTTGTGGTCTGGCTCGCCGCCTTCCTGCCCGTCACGGTAGGTGTCGTAGCAGTGATTGAAGCCCTTCGGCGTGCCGATCCGTAGCGCGTGTCCGCCCTTGAAGGTGCCTTTTCCAGGGATCGTGTACTGGCACGTCGAGAGCATCGGCCGGATCACTTCCTCCCAGGCCGCGTACTTGCAGTCAGCCCACTCGTCCACCAGCACGAAGAAAAGGCCGGAGCCGCGCAGATCGTCGTAGTTCTCCAGGCCAACGCAGCGGATCAGGTGGCCACTCTTCAGAGTGATTAGCATGTCCGTTTCGTTCGGCTTGCAGGCCCGCCATGACTCGGGGATTGCCTGCTTCAGCCGGCGCCAGAACACTCGACGCGCTTGCTTCTGTGTCGGCGCTGCGTACCAGATTTCATCCTCGACGCTGACGCCCCAGTGCACCGCCAGCCTGGCAGCCCTGCGCATTTCAGCCTTGCCGAGGAACGTCTTGCCGAACCGGCGACCGCAAACCGCGTCACGGAAGCGTGCGCTAGCCTGCCAGCCCCAAACGTAGATGTTGGCCTGCTTCGGCGTCAGCTTGACCGGAGCTTCAGAGAACCGGGCTTGCTGGGACATCTTCGTCTGGGCTCAGGGTGTATTCGGATGCAGGGATGTCGTCACCGCCAGGCGGTGGCGGCGTACCAGCAATGATCGCGGCGCGCTTAGCCTTCAGGTCGCCGATGCGACCCAACAGACGGTTGATGATGTCTTCATACGGACGGCGACGGCGCTGCACGGTAGTTGTCTGCCGTGGCTGCTCTCCCGATCCGTCTTCGTCATCCTCAGACACTGCCGGGAGAACGGTGTTGACGCTATCCAGATCAAGGTCCAGCCCGTCACCAGCCTCTGCCTTGTTCTGCGCGATCAGTGCGCGGCGCAACTGCAGCTCGGCGATGCGTATCTGGTCATCCAGGGAGCTGACATCGATCAGATCCCACAGGCCTTCCTCATCAGCGGTCAACGCATCAGAGTAAATGCCGTGCTTGCGGGCGTTCTGGTTGCCTTTCGGCGCGCCAGGGTTAACCCCACCATGCAGCTTGCAGCGACCGTTCTCTAGGGCCGGCTTCTTGCACGGCTGGCCGCTGCGGGTTTTGGCTCCGCAACATGCCATGTTTACCTCACAGCCCGTTTCATGGGATTGTTTCGCGAATCAGGCGTTAGCCCCTTCTGCAGACACCTGATAGACCCGAATCTTGCCGCCAGTCCCTGCGTCCCGCTTAGCTGCAATCTCAATCGCTTGGTATGCGGAAGCGCCACAATCCATTGCTCCCCAGGCAAACTCTGAACCGCTTCCGATGGCATAGCTCTGAGCCATGTCTATCGGGCTTCTCCATACGCCCTTTCCGGCCTCATAGCCGCATATGAATGCTTTGCCGTCGATCAAGGCGAGGCAGTTCACATCTGGATCGATTTCCGGCTTTGCGCCCTCGAATGCCGCAAAGAACGCTTCGTAGTCAGCCAGCGTGCCGCACATGAAAAAGTGGACACCATTGCGCTCATAGTGCTTGTCGGCGTTGTCATTGGTGATAACGCTCCCAGCGCTGGTGCGGGAGTCGTATGCGACAATCCCATCCTTGTACGCAATCGTGGTCACGCCAACGCCCACCCAGCCAACAGCCCCAGGCTGTAGATCAGCGCAATGCAGATCAGCAGCAATGAAGTGAAGAAGCGCACCCAGGCGACGAGATGGTCATCGGTGTGAAACGACAGGCGCCAGAACACCGCCGCAGCGATGAACAGGAGTGCGGGGATGATCCAGGGCATGTCACACCTTGTCGATCTTCTTGCCGATGATGCGGTCGGCGTACTCGCGCAGCTTCTCGACGCCCACGAAGCCCACCATTCCACCGGCAAAGGTGGCCATGTTGCTGGGCAGGCCAAGCCATTGCAGTAGGGGGACAAGGGATAGCGTGGCCAGGCCGCACAACAGCCCCTCCAGAACCATCTGGCGAGATCCGCCGCCGCCGTAGATCACGCGCAGCACCGCGACAGCTACAGAAAGTGCCGGCGCATAGAGTTGAGGGGCAACGGTGCCGACCCAGGCCAGCAGTGCAGCCCACAGGTTTGGGTCTTTTTCGGGCATGTTCTTCATCTCTCGTCGTTCCTGGCCCTTCGCCGGGCCGGCACTGCTTGTTGGTGGTTGGCACGGCAGGGATCGAACCTGCGACCTCGCGATTATCAGTCGCGTGCTCTGCCAAGCTGAGCTACATGCCAAGGAATAAAAAAGCCGGCAGCGTGACCGGCAAAGGCTGCTGGGGAGCAGCGGAGCAATAGGAAGCCCACCGGTATTCCCAACCTTTCGATGATATCGGCTGGTCGGCGGGCTAAATCGTTGCGCCTACCTGGATCAGGCAGTCGCTGTAAATGGCGTTCTTGGCTTCGTCGTCGAGCGGCAGCGGAATTTCGGCGACTGCTTTGGCGCACTACTCCATACGCTGCATGACGCGCTCGGATGCAACGCGGCTAGAGGCAACCTGATAGGGCTCAGGCTGAACCGCGCAACCAGATAGCAGCACGGACAACAGAACGAGTCTGTGCATGCTGCCTCCTGCCAAGCGGCGGAAACGAAAAAGCCCAGCGCGGTGGCTGGGCTTCTGAAAGTATTTTCCAGCGCGCAGTGCGCCAGAATGGGATTAATATCGCTCATCCGCTCACTGCATGCAACACCTTTATGCGGCTACGCTGAGCAACAATCCTTCCTCCTGCAAAATCTGTTCAGCGGCTGCAATTGCCTCCTTTTCCATCTCGTCTAGCACGGCCCTTACGCCCCGCCTCCAGCGGCGCTTGGTCTGCTCTGGTCGCGCCTCTGCGTCCCAGTTGCTCATGTCGTAGAACCAGTCATCAAGCATCAGCACATCGCTCGAGCGCTTGCCTTTGAGCCCCTTCATCTTGGGTATCGCCCAAGTATAGACGGCCATCCCAAGGAACTGCTTTGGCGCCGGGCTGGCGATGATCGGGATCAGCTGCTGTATCGCGTCCTTGCGCCGCTCATTGTGGGTGCTGTACTTGGCCACCAACACATCCCAGTGACGGCCCTTGAGCAGACTGTGCAGCCTGGCGTGCACCCAGCAGTCAACGTCCATGCGAGACAGATCGCGGCTACTTGAGCGAGCGAGCGTAGCCAGATCAAAACCGTCTTGGTAGCCAGGACGGTAGAGCTTCTGCCAAACCTGCTTACTGGTGTTGTCGATGGCCTCGGCTGCCAATGCCGACACTACTGCGGCCAACGCGCTCGTATAAATCATACCGATCCCCCGATCTGTTCAACCCTTACCGTAACCCGGCCGCCTGCCACTACCGGCGCCCGGATGATCCGCAGGTCATCGATCTGCGAATCGTCATGCCAGAGGCCCGCATGGGTTAGCGCATCGCATAGCGCCTTCTCCACGTTGCCCAGGTCACGCCGCCGACGATCAGGCATGTGACAGGTCAGCGTGACCGCCAGCCGGCCCGGCATATGCGCATTCAACGGACGCACCATCTCCATGATTCGCTGCCGATACTCTCGGCCCTCCGCGCTGATCAGGTGTCGGCCAGCAAGCGCGCCCTTGGTTGGGTGCCGGTAGTAGCTGTTCGCGCTCGGCGGATATGGCAGCTCGATTTCGATCATCTACCGGCCCTCGCCTTCAGCGCCGCCACAACCGCAGGACGCGCAGTCTCGGGCACAGCTGCCAGCAATTCCTGGCCCTTCCTCTGCCGCTCCTCGCCCTTGAGTCCCGCGCATTTCCATCTGATCAAGCAGGCCGTCTTGTCCGCTTCGATCAACTGCCGATCCATCGGAGCCAATGAGGCCAAATTCAGCGAGCCATTCATCTCCGACGCGCTCACTCATTGCGGCCTCCGATCTGAGTCGCAGCGCACTTGGCGCAGCGCAGCAGCGATCCATCTACGCGCCCGTCGAGGGTCTTGATGTCGAATGCAACCTCGTAGTCGTGGTCACATTCGCCTTGCGCTAGATATACCGCGCCATCGGGGCCGTTCTGGCCGATGATGTCGATGCGCGAATCATCTGCAGGCCACTCAACCGAAGTGCCGATCGGAGGAATCGGCCGATCCAGCCCTTCCAGCTCGATCAGCAGATCGATGTAATGGCGAGCCTTCAGCAGATCCTCCAGCCCGTTCTTGTCCCGCCAGCGAGACACATACTTCACAATGTTCGCTTCGCAGTACCCGAGGCCATTGGCGTGGATGTACTGGACGGGCTGGATAGCCATCTGCTTGTAGTGGGTGCCGCCTGGCTGTTTGTTGAGTGCGCTCATTGCGGATTCCTTGTGGCTCTGTTGTTTGCGATCAGGGGGAGCTGGCCTTCCTTCAAAGGCCATGGGTGTTCCTTGCGGCAGTCGTGGCAGTACAGGGTCTGCTCAGGGCTGTAGCCGGTGGTCTTGTGGGTGGCGTCTACTGGGCAGGTCTTCATGCGGCGCCCTTTACAGTCAGCAGCCCATCGCGGAGCCAGATCATTTGTGTTTCGGCCAGCGCGCGCAGCATGTCGGCGCCCGTCACGGCCGGAGCCGCCGAGGTTCTTGCGTCAAGGCGGTCGTGGCAGGCCGAGCAGGCAAATACTGCGATCATGTCCGGGCCTTTCATGCCCATGCCCTTT